CAGAACGCGATGCTGGTCTTCGGGCAGCAGGGTTCGCAGATTGCTTCTTTGTTTGGTCAAAACGGCGCATTGATTGGTGCCTTGCTTGCGGTTGGTGCGGCGATTGGCACTTCATTAGCGCCAAGCTTGTTCAAGACTAGAAATCATTTAGAAGAGCTGGAAGAAGTTGCTGAAAGAGTAGCCAAGGTGATGGCCCTAGACTTTGTTGCTGGGACAGGAACTCTCACCGATGAAATAATTGAGCTTGGACAAGTATCTGAAGATCTTGCTAGAAGAAAGTTAAAGGGAGGATTAGAAGCAGCTATTTTATCAGTGACCGTAGCACAGGAAGGGTTGCTTGAAAAGATAGATGAGTTTGATACCCGTACTCATGCTGGGCTTGTTGTTCCTCAAAGTTTGGGAGAATTAAAGACAGAATTTGGTATAACCAAAGACTCGGCAGAGCAATTGCTCGCCGCTGCCGTGGCTGTAGGTCAGGGAGTAGATGGCGCTGTTCCAGCGTTTGACTCACTCTTGCAGTCAATTCAGCATACAAAAAACGCTACTTCAGAGCAAAGGCAAGCACTGCTTGATGCTAAAACAGCTATAGATGAATTAACTGAAGCAGAAATGCTTAATGAAAGGCAGATAGCTGCATTAACTGCCTTGCAAGCAAACTTTTCTGAAGAGTTGCAATCTGGCACAAAAGAAGCGAAAGAGTTAGCTGAAGCTCAACTTCAGGTTCAGCAAACTGTTGATGGGTTAGTATCGTCGCTACAAAATGAGATTATTTCTTTAGATATAAGTGAAGATGCGGCTCAAAGATTAAAGCTTGCCAACGAAGGACTTAGCGCCTCTGAAATAGATATGGTAATGGCTTTAAGGCAAAGAGTTTCAGAATTACAGACAGCAAAATCAGAAACAGAAAAAGCAGCACAAGCAGAGATTGATGCTGCAAACTCAAGACAAAACTTTGTAGATGGTGTAGTTGCTCAATCCGCTGCCCTTGGTAAAAGCAATATAGAGCTTCTTGAGGCTAACATTCTCACTGCGCAGTTAGACGAAACTCAGAAAACAGCTTTCAACAATGCTATAGAAAGAATGAAGGAGTTTAAGGCAGAGCAAGATAAGCAGGCTGGTATAGCAAACATTGAGTCTTTAAGACAATCATTAGCAACTGAGGAGGAGGCGCTATTTAATTCATTTGTTAGTCAGAATCAGATAGTGGCCGAGGCTTTGGCAACAAGATCTATTACCGAACAGGCTGCTAGGGATTTACAGCTAAAACTTCTTGCTGATTATAACGAAAAGAAAAAAGGATTATTAAAAAAAGAGGCCGATCAGGAAATCTTAAGAGGTAGCGAATTAACTGGTCACATGCTAGGTCAATTGGGCGAACAGTTTGCCGGTGTCCAAGCAGCAAACAAGAAGATGTTCGCGGCGCAGAAAGCATACAAAATAGCCAATGCTATACAGAACACATACGACGCGGCTAATAACGCTCTTTCATCAAATTACCCTTGGCCCCTACCAAAAGTATTTGCAGCAACTGCTGTGGCCGCTGGTTTAGCTAACGTAGCAGCTATCAAATCAACATCATTTGATGGTGGTGGTTTTACTGGGATGGGCGCTAGATCTGGCGGTGTAGATGGGAAGGGCGGCTTCCCTGCAATACTTCACCCCAATGAGACGGTTATAGACCATACCAAAGGACAAGGCGGCGGCATTACTATCGTAAACAACATTGACGCAAAGGGCGCTGACGCAAACGTAGATATGAAGATTCGCGCTGCAATGCAACAGAGTTCGCAGCAGACAGTCGCTACAATACAAGATTTGATGCGTAGAAGGCGTTTCGTATGACAACCTATACATTCCCAAGCATAACGCCATCATCCAGTACGTTTGAGCTGGTGACGAATACAAGGACGTTTCAAAGCCCTTTGACTAACGCAGTTCAGACGGTTGGTAGGAAAGGTTCTCTGTGGAAAGCGTCGCTTCAGTTTAATAATTTAACCGGCGACAACAGGGCAATCATGCAAGCGTTTCTGACTAAGTTAAACGGTCAAGAGCATAGGTTTTTCTTGCCCGACCATGCTTACGTCAAGAGAGGCATAGCGCCTAGCCCCGCTGATAGCTTGTTAGTTAATGGTGCTGGTCAAACAGGGTCTACCCTAAACGCTGACGGTGCGACTTTGAGCCAGACGGGATATTTAAAGGCCGGTGATTACATTGCCTTCAACAACGAGCTTCACATGGTCACAGATGACTGTAATTCATCTGGGATTGGCGAGGTAGCTATTCCGATAGCACCGCCGATTAGGAAACCCACGGACAACGACGACCCTATTGATTATCTATATCCTGTCCTTGGTGTTTTTATGCTCGCAGGGTCTACGTCTTGGGATACCCAGCCAGGTCTAGTGTCTAGTTTTACGATTGAGGCAGTCGAGGATGTCTTAGCATGAGCAGAGGTTTTCCACCAGCAGTAGCAACTGCATTAGCCCAGCAGCATGTTTCTATTGTTACGTTCGCAAAGCTAGAATTCCCGTCTGGTACTTTGTACGTTCATAATTCAATCGGTACTTATAACTGGGATAGCCAAGATTGGTTAGGTGTCGGAGATTTAGGTTCTATTAGCCAAGTAGAAGAAGGCTTAGATGTTAGCCCATACGCGATAACTTTAACGCTTTCAGGGCTTGACGCTACGATATCTGGTGCAGCACTGACAGAAGACTACTTCATGCACCCTGTCACGGTTTATCTGGGAGTCTTAGACGCCGACGATGCGCTGATTGCTAATCCGACAGAGATTTGGGCTGGATTTATGGATCAGATGAATCTAACCGTTGGGGCAGATGGTGGTGACGCTATTCAATTAATTGCCGAATCTGAGCTATCACGTTTTGATAAGTCTGCAAATCTGATGTACACCAACGCCGCCCAGCAAGAAAGATACTCAGGCGATTTATTTTTCAGCCATATTCACAAGGTTCAAGGTGCTAAGTTCGACTGGGGGGCTAGGACCGCTGGTACTGATGGTACTTTCGACCTTGAAGATGATGCTAAACGTTTAACAACTCAAACTGTTGATTAATGCAGTTGCAAGTCTTACAAGCATTAAACAAATGGGAGCGTAGAGACTTTACCTACGGGGATGCTGATTGCTGTCAGTTTGCTGGATTTATCGTCAAAGAGATGACCGGCAAAGACTATTTGGCTGATTTCCACTATAATTCAGAGGACGAAGCGTATCAGATAATCAGGTCTAACGGCGACCTTGAGGACACTGTTTCAACGGTCTTAGGAGAGTCTACAGACGAGATTGACAGTCTCCCTGATGGTAGCCCTGTGTTAATTACCTTGCCTGAAACACAGCTTCTAGGCGTTAAATTAGGCAATCAAGCAGTATGTCTGACGTTAAAAGGTCTGGCTAGAATGCCTAAAGAATTCATCGTTATGGGATGGAAGTTATGGGGCCAGTAGCACCCTTTTTATTGTTTTTGCAAAAAGTCGGTATTGCAGTAGCAGGCGCTGTCGGTGGGCTTGGTGCTGCCGCTTCTATTGGAATAGGGCAAGCAATAGCATTAGGAGGCGCAGTTATTGCTGGCGTTACGCTAGTAGCAAACAAAGCTATGGCTTCTTTGTTTGAAATCGACATGCCAAAGGTCGATACCGATGCGTCAAGACAAAGAACAGTAAAGTCAACCACTGAACCCTACAAAATCATCTATGGTGAGACGCTTGTCAGTGGCCCTATTTCCTATATAGGGATGTCTGGAACTGACAACGAAGACCTATATCACGTCATAGCCTTAGCAGGGCACGAAGTCACAGATATCACGGATATCTACTTTGACAATGAGCTGATAGAGGATTCTCAGATAAATGGTGGTTCTAGTGCTGGCGGTAACGTTACAGCAGGGACTTTTGGCCCTAAGAACAGCACGACTATTTGTGTAATCAACAAGCATTTAGGAACGGCTACACAAGCTGCTGATTCTATGATGGCTGGCACGTTTGCTGATTACACTACAGAACATCAGGGTAAAGGCATTGCTTACATAGCAATGAAATGGAAGCTGAACGAAGACTCAGCAGAAGTCTGGGATAAGTACGCACCGTCAGACATCAAAGCTATCGTTCAAGGTCGAAAAGTCTATGACCCAAGATTAGAGTTCGCAAGCGTTGCGACGTATGGGCAAGACGTAACCAACGCGAGCTATATAGCTTATTCAACCAATCCAGCTTTATGTTTGATTGATTATCTAATCAACGATGACTTTGGAATGGGTATTGCCCCATCAAAAATAGACTGGAACGCAGTAGTAACTGCCGCCGATGGATGTGATGTCTCTGTTGATGTTCCTGGCGGCACTCAAAACAGATTTACCTGTAACGGTGTTCTGTTCGGCACAGATTCAAACCGAGCAAATATAAACAAAATCCTATCCTCAATGAATGGCTCGTTGGTTTATTCCAACGGCAAATACATTATCAGGGCTGGTATTTACGAAGCGCCAACTGAAAGTCTTAACGAAGATGACCTTATCGGCGCTATTGGTATCAAGACATCGTTTGAGCGGTCGGACCGATTCAACACGATTAAAGGGATATTCATCGACCCTGCGCAGAATTATAAGTCTAGCGAGTTTCCCAAAATACAGTTAGCTGACGCTGTAACAAGAGACAACGGGGAAGTCTTAGAGAAAGAAGTACAGTATCCCATGACTAACTCTAGCTACATGGCTCAGAGACTGTCTAACAAATTAATCCAGTTAAGCGACCAGCAGAAAGTCGTTAGTTTTCCAGCGAACTTGTCAGCGTTACGAATTACCGTTGGAGATAGAGTCCAAGTATCTGTTGAAGAATTAAGCTGGTCAAACAAAGTCTTTTTATGTGTAGGCTGGACATTCTCAGAAGAAGGCGGGGTTAATCTTACTCTTAGAGAGGATTCTAGCACTTCCTACGCCGACCCACTTCCCGTTGCCTATTCAACCATTACCGCAACTGGGGACATCACAGACGGGTTCAGGGGCGTTCCTAGCCCATCTGGATTAAGTGCTACGCCAGGTTTAAAGAGCAACGAATTAAACTGGGTCAATCCTGGTCGCCCCGCTGATTACGGAACTATCTACGTCTACGCATCGCCTAACGGTAA